CTACCTATAGCAAGTTTTGCTACATTACTAAGATTCTTAAAGGCTTTTGAAGATTTTTGTGTGCTACTCTGGACGTTGTTTTCCATCTTCTTGAGTTTCTGATTTACGTCTTTTAAATCAGCCTCAATTCGCAATACTACTCTATCAATGGTTGCCATTAATCAGGATACCTTTCCATTAGATCTTGTAGCTCATCTTTTGACATTGGGGCACTAGATTCCCCTGAATGGAATCTTCTGAAACCATCACAAGCACTAGCAAATTCTATCATTGTCAATCCCCAAAACTCCTCTGGTGTCATTCTCAGAACCCCTATGCCTGTTTCTAATAGTTCTTTCCAATTAACAACATTTACTCTACTACCCCTAACTACTTTTTTTCTTCATCTCCTGAACTGAGAGCCATTGATACAATTTCTCCACAAGATCTGATAGCATCTACAAAACCACATTGCCAAATCAAAGAACTTACTTCTTTTTCTGTTATATCCTTTCCACCACCCTTTATAGCTGTGAAAATAATATAACTTATCTCAGTCACTTTTAATTCAGCATTAGATATCTTCTCTGCTAACTTGAGAATTGGGATATCTAAAGCATTTTCTATTCTAACTAAGGAATCAAAATTCAATTTACAATTAAATATTTCTTCTCCTAGCTTAATCGCTATCTCCCCTCTTAGATGATTTGCCACTTATTTTCTCCTGTATTGTTTCTACAATATATTCTTCGCCACGATTGGCTACATCAGTCACAGAAAAAACCTCAAAAGATTGATCCTCACAACTGAATGTTTTTACTCCGTCCATCTGGACAGCAGAAGTAAATGAAAATTTATTTGGATTGGAAATATTTTGAAATGCTTCAACATTTTCTTTCCCAATCTTAATGATAACTTGATTCCAAGACATTTTTTACCCCTAAGCCGCTGAGAATGTTATAGAACCAGATGATTCAAGAGTAATGCTGTATGTTGCTTCACCATTGTATTCACCACTATATTCTAAACTTGCTATCATAAATGATCCTGCATATGTTCCCAGATCTGGAACAATCACATTATAGCTTTTAAATGCTGATGTACCATAAGCCGCCCTCAATGTTGTTTCAGCAGTTGAATCTGTAAACACACCAGAAGCAGAAATACTCATTGATTGAATACCACCTGCAGGCAATAATTCTCTGAATGATCCACTATCCTTGTTCGTAATATCCACAGCTTCATCATTTAAAGTCATAGATGTTGATCTCATACCACCAACTGTTGTCATTGTACCACTAATATCAATCTTTAATAATAAGGCTTTACCTCTTTGTGCCGCCATTTTAGTTCTCCTTTAGCTATCAAAAACTACAACACGAAATCTCATGACTCCATGTCGAGTTATTCCATCAGCTTCAGTTAGTGTATTCTCAAACTCATGTCTGATATTCACTAAGGAAGCACCACTTACAGTTATACTCGCATTATGTAATGTTGTATAGACTGAACTCATAATATTTTTTATTTCTTTTCTACCTCTATATTGACTCCATACATGAATTGTCAGAGTATGTTCATGGGCATCTTTGTCCTTTGTGTCAATGTTTGTTGCTGTTTCTTCTCCTATTACAACATAGGGATAAGATGTATTTTCAGGAACATCATCAAAAACTCCTGTTATAGCATTGCCATCTGCATCATTTATAGTTGCTCCATCTAATGCAGTAAATATTGCCTGTTGTAATGCAAAAGAATGTAATGCCATTATCCAAATACCGCTTTCAATCTTCTTCTTATCTTTGGTCTGTTCTCTTCAAGGGATGGTTGCATAAAAGGTCTTGCACCCATATTCTTTGTTCCAAATTCCAATGGGGCAGAATAATCTGCTCTGCTTTCTACATCTCCCCCAAGCCCATCTGGATCTCTTTTGACAACTATATTGCTTTGTAAAAATCCAGTATCTGTTGCAGGAAATTCTCCAACTGCTGATGAAATACTTCCATCTGATCTAACTGCACCACTCTTCTTTCCCTGTGTTATTCCTATAATTGCTGTATTTCTTGTGTTGTTCAAACCAAAAGTAATGATATCTTGTACTTGTGATCGTATTTGTTTTTTTGTTTGATTATATTTTTTATTTCTGCGAACCACTCTAACTGACATCTTCATGTAGCAACTCCTTCTTCTACAAGGATATCGCAATATCTATCTCTTGTATCTCTGTTGATAACTCTCTTAATGTTAAATGTCCTTGTATGAGAGGTACCTTCTTTGTTAAATCTATACTGTATTCTGTTCTTGAAAGTTATATTCCTGTTGAATCGTGTTGTAATTATATGAGTTATTCTTTCTTCTAACTGATCCCCAAATACTCTTTCTGACCCTGCTCTTGGCACAATACTACCAAATACAGAAAAGGAATCGTTGTAAGCAACTGATTGTGATCCCCCACCATCACTTGTTCTTGTTTGTGTTTGAACATGAAGTTTATGTTTAAGTTTACCTATTGCCATAATTACTCAGGTTTTGTTGGAAATACAACTACTTTGGGAAATTTTGCTTGTTTAGAGATATCAAGAAGTTTTTGTCTGTATTCTTTCCATTCAGTTTGTTTTTTTTCTGAAAGATCTGCCCATCTCAATGGATTACATACAATTGGATCAACCTCAGATCTTAATAAAGCATCTCTTTGTCCTCTTACCTCTAAAGATTTCTGGACAACTACTTGGTCATCTGATGGAGCTTGATATTCCTGAACTTGCTTTTCTGCAATAATTTTATCATGTAATTTTTGCAAATCTAAACCAGATCCTTTATCTTTTAGATTAAGTGTGAATGGTACCCACCCATGAGTAGGATGTTTTATCTCACAATCAATATCCCCATCTTCATTTATCTTCTTAGCATTCTTGTACTGAGTTATTTCAATCATTATGTAATCCTCTGCCAAACACCCCAACCATAATGTCCAGACGCACTATTGTAATTTGTTCTACCATGATACCTCCAAGTACCACTACTTACACTTGTAGGACTTGCCATTATCCTTGCTCCGTCATTAGTAACACTACCAGAACTTGTAAAAGCATAAGGAAATTCAAGTCCTGCATAATAAAGATTGCTTCCAGAAACTGTAGCTCCTGCGGCCAATCCTCCACTTGAAGATGTCACACCAAGAATAACTGATCCTACATTGGTCAAAGAAGCATCAGATGATAAACTCAATGTAGAACCAGATAAAGTCAATCCATCTCCTGCTGATATTGAATTTGTTACAGTTGCGGCACCACTTGATGTTGAAACAGAAATACCTGTTCCTGCAACCACAGAAGTAATTGCGTTTGCTTGAATTGATTGTTTGGTTCTCAAGGGTGTCATAACTTGTGTAGTTTCCGTGCCTGTTTCTGCTGTTGATTGAGTAGGAGCTTGTAAAGACAAAATTGTTGTTCCAGAAGTATTTTTGACTTCTGTTACTGCTGAAGTAGCATACTGTATATCATCTGTGATTATGTTAACTCTTGCATTCGTCTGATCTGATTCCAACAAAATAATCCATGCTGAGTCTGCTTCGTTTCTCATCTTAAGTTGATTAGCACTCGTGTCATACCAAAGCTGATTAGCAAAAGTTGTGCTTGGTGCTGATGATCCTGAATTTGTAGATACAATTGCTAAAAGTGCGTTATTAAGATCTGCTCTGAAATTTGGTGCTGTCTGGTTTGCAATATTATAATCATGATTTGCCATTAATTATATTTAACCTCTGCTTTGAGTGTTGATATGCTTGGTGTGATATTTGTTGATGTACTTCTTAATTCTATCTTAAAACGGAAATATCTTCCAGTAAAAAACCCTGCACGAAATCTTTGATATGTTCCTGTAAACGATCCACTTGTTGATGGTTCTATAAAAAATTGCACATCTGAATCCTTTTGTTGGGATGTGGTACCTGATAAATCATCCAAATTTCCAGTAAGAGAATCCCAAAAAGTAGAACCACCTCCAATAGCATCCCATAGAGTAATACCACTTCCTGTATCACTTCTAATAGTATTTACAATGATTTCTGCTCTGACTAACTTTGTCGAACTCACATCAATATCTGAAGAAAATATATAAGTTCCAACATTTTCAATGGGATCAGAGCTATCTGAAGAATCAGTAATAACTAAAGAACCACTAGAAACAGAACAATTAGTTTTTGATCCACTAAAAGAACTGCTTTCTGTTTGTGTTGCTGTATTTGAAAATTGTGTAAGAGATGTAGTAGGAATAGCAACTGCTGATGTAAAATTTTGTGACGCGACTCCAGTTTTATCATATGCTCTTATCATATAAGTTCCTGAACGTGCAGGAACTGTAAAAGTAGTAGCAGGTCTTGGAACTTTCTCCGTATCTGTTGTTGAATTTGCCCATGTTGCCCCAGATGTTTCACTTGAAAATCGTATTGAATAAAAAGATAAATCTAAGGCGGCAATAGCATCCCATCCAAGAATAACATTATCTCCACTGACAATAGAATCAAAATTTGTTACATCATCTGGTGGTACCCCTTGTCCTGCAATGTTTGTTGTTATTTGATTGAAAGTTCCTTTAACTCCAAGACTATTGATTGCCCTTGCTCTAATGTTGTAAGTATCATCTTCAACATCAAATACTTCATATATTCCTAATTCTCCTGTTCCAACTACTTTAAAATCAGAATCAGAATTTTTCTTAAATTCAACTTCTACAAGATCTACTCTGAGAGCATCTGATGTTGATGCTGTAGTGGTAATTGTGATTACTTGTGAAACTTTTTCGTTAATTACTCTCAATTCACTTGTTGCTGATATCCCTACTGACGGAACATCTGTTGCATCTAATAGATCAGTATTATCGTCTTCAAAAGAATTTTCTTCAGCATTCCAGTCAAATACTGCTGAACTTATTTCTTTGAGTTCTAAATTTATAACTAATCCCTGTTGCAAATCAGGTTGAAATGTCCAACTTTGCACTTCAAATGTTTTGGCAGAAAATCCAAGTCGTGAATTTGTCAATTGAATCACATCTCCAACCTGAACTTGAAGAGCTTTCATTCCAAAAGTACCACTGACTTGAATTTGTTGTCTGTTCTTGAAAAGAGCAATTTTTGCTATTCTCTGTGCCATAGCACTTGTGTTTACAAATGGTAACTCCAAATCAATAATATTTTCCTCATTATTATCAATAGTCAAAAATGTACTTGATCGTATTTCTGGAAAATCAGTAACTTGAAAATTTGTTTCTGCTCCTCTAAATTTACCCCTAACTACATTGAAATTATCTCTTCTACTCCCCCTGGTCTTTATATTTAATGGACTTCTTAAATCATCTTCTGTGAAAGTTACAGCAGGGCTTACATATGATCCTGCTTTACATCTCCATTGCCCTTGAGCATACCAAATGAATCCTGCCATACAGGATGTAATTTTTTCAAGTATTGCTCTTGGAGAAGCATTAGTTGTGAATGCACCATTTGTTGTATATTTTTTTTGCGTTCCTCCCCCTAAAGATGCGGCAAGATTCACATCTTCATCACAAACAGTAAAAGCTGTGCCAAATGTTGTGTCATCAATATCTGCTGTTGGAATGGACAATCCATAGGAACTGATAAGATAATCTCTCAAGCATAAAGCAGTATTGTCGCTCCATGCTGTTGCTGATGTGTTTGGATTAAATACTTTTTTACCCTTAATTAATGCTGTCAGATTTGGTTCTCCATTTGGGAAAGCATCTGCATCAAATTCATATCGTAAATAAAGATAAGTAACATTTCTTAATTTATGATCTGATGTCCATTTTGTGCTTTCTGATACAAGATCAGAATCTCCTGTTGTTTGATCTCCAAGATGTATTTTTACTCTTACTTTTCCATTGTATTTGCTTGGAGCAGTAACCATGTTTGTCGAACCATCTATAGTAAGTTCTTCATTGTTTAAATATATCTTTGATGCCTCTTCACATTCATGCCCTGCCATAGCATAAACAACATGAAGAAATTTATTATTATCAGTTACATCTTTAAATACAACAACTCCTCCTACTCTTGTTTGACCATATATTACCTGATGATCAGCGGCACTTGCTATGCCAGAAATGTTATAACCACCTGTGGATGCTGTTCCCTGACTTGTTGTATTTCCTGTAGAAGATCCCAATCCATTGAAATTAGGAATTGTTGGTTTTGGAGAAAGAGCATTTAAAGCAAATCCAGATGCTGTGTAAAATGCAAATGTTTTTAATGTAGCATAGGAAAAAACTGATACACCTGTTGTCATTAATGCTGTTCCTGCCGCACTTACCGCACTTGATATAATAATACTTGCAGTCACAGGATCAGCATTTGCCATCTGTGGAATAAGAGAGAATCCAACAAGAGCAGATGTTGTATATAAAAGAGTTTTTATTTTACTGTCCAAAATACATCCTTTGATTGCATTTTTTGAAACTCCAACCCATTGTGACCTAAAAATCCTGCTCTGTGATCAAGTGCAACTCCAAGATTGTACCCAATACCATATTCAATTCTCTGTGATTGTTCTCTGCATACAATACTTCCCTTTGGAGGTATCATACCTATATAACGATCTAATTTTGTATCAATTGCCTCTTTTATTGTGGTTACTTTCATATCAACAAGAATAGTTCTATATGTCCTGTTTGCTTTTATTGCTGTATCATAATCAGGAATATATTTATCAAAAAATCCTTTTCCTGTTTGAACTTTTATAATTTCATTAGCAAAAACCACACAATCATGCAATCCCCAATAAAATGGTTTATCTCTAATCTTCTCAATATAAATTTCAAGATCTTTTTCCCAAGAATCTCTTTTCATTTTCTGCCCCAATTGAATGTCTTTCCCTGCAAAGAATCAACAAAATCAAATCCCTTATCTCCACTATACAGAGCTTTTTGAATTGCTGATGTATATCTAAGCACTCTTGTTCTTTCTAATTCAAGCAATTTAGATTCCAAAACAACACTAATACTGCTTGTTTCAGGACCTTCTGTAATATCCATCTGATCTATATATCCAACGAAAAGAGTTGAACTGGCATCTGGTTCTGATGATTCAGTTACATCAATAAGACCACCTTGTTCTGTCAAAATAAAATCTCCATTTTGATCAACAAGATAAACTACATTAGCATTTCTTATTCCAAACAAAATTGTGACCTCTCTCCCCTGATAAGGCTCTGTGAGGGCTAATGAGAGATTTG